TCGTGATCCCGACTTCCGTGAGATCGCTCGTTACGCTGGTAATCCTGGCCAAGGCATGTACATGGGCAACCCCATGATGCCTAACAACGCCAGCTTCTTCCAGGGTCCCCAAGCTGGTCAGGCTTATTTCCTGGCTGGTGAGCCTGTCATGCCGACCGGTGTGCAGTTTGAAGGCGTTAAGTTCTTCGAGTCGACCAACTTCCCGACCAAGAACATCAGCGCTTCGTTCGATGGCGGCTCCACCTACGCTTCTAAGGAAGTGGCTCAGGGTTACTTCTTCGGTCCTCAAGCTATTGGCGTGGGTATCGGCGGCCCGAACGCTCAGGTGCTCATCAACAACAACGATGACTTCAGCCGTTTTATTATCTTAATTTGGCAACTGTACGCCGGTTTCGAAATCCTGAACAAGGACTTTGTGACCACCGCGTTCAGCTTCGTGCAAGATGACGGTAACATCTGATCAATAACGTAAACAACTAACAAAAGGAAAAATAAATGACCTATTTGTCCGCTAAAAAAATCTTCCCAGGCAACTGGGCAGAACCCCTGAACGGCTGGTACAAGAACATTGACTCTGTTGTCGAAGGCGGTAGCTCTCTCGACAGCTCCCTTGGTGGCCCCACCTCGGTCCTTGCTCTGCCTGGTTACCGTTATTTCCAGCAGCGTGGCTATGTCGCAGTGACAACCACCTCTGGTGCTGGTAGCGTTAGCTCCGCCGCTGTAATCGTTCCCTCGCCCTATCGCCAGGATGACACTCGTCCTGACATCACGGGCATGGTGATCTCTGGTAGCAGCACACTGCCTGCTTACGTGTACCGCACCGCAATTTCGGTTGCCTCTGGTTGGGGTGATGGCCGTGTTGCCTCTGGTGTGTATGCCGCTACCGGTAACGTCATTTCGTTCGGTCGCAGCAACGGCGGTTCACCTGTTGCCGCTTCTGGCGTGGGTGAGGGCGTGATTCAAGCCAACCTGACTTCCACTGTTTCCGGTCTCCAAGCTGGCGAAATCTACTTCGCTGGCGGCACTGCCGGTTATGGTACCAACGCCTTCCTGACCGCTACTGGCGCCGCTGGTGTCTCTGGTTCCGTGGTCAACTACCCGGTTACTGCCTCGACCACGTTGCGTGTGTTTGCTAAGGAAACTGCAAACTCCACCACAACTTCCGGTGGTTTCTACATCTCCAGCGGTGACGCCGCCGCCGGTCGTGTTGGTTACCTGGTTGTGGAAACCTGCTACGTCCAGCCTGACATTGCCCCTGGCTACGAAGACATCGAAGCTTACCTGCTTGGCCGCACTGTCAGCTGAATAAGCTAAACTAGGACCAGAATTAACATCTGGTCCTTATGCTTTACCAGCACAAAAAAACTGGCGCTCGCGTCAAAGTTGTTAGTGAGTTTGATAATGGCGATTGGTTCATGGTCGAAGATCAGGACGGTCGCCTTTACACCGCTTACAACTCTGAACTTATCCCAGATGAAGAGGCTACCAAAAAGGTAAAAACTCTTCAAGTCAAAGATAAAGCAGCCAAAGAGGACCCACGGGATTTTCCCCCTGATCACCGTTTAAATGTCAATTCCGCTACCGCACAAATGCTTGCGGATCACATTAAGGGAATTGGTCTTAAAACAGCGCGTGAGATTAAAGACCTTCAGATGTCTCTGTCGGGTGAAAGATTCAATAATCTTGAACAGCTGAAGCAAATCAAGCGTGTTGATTGGGAGTCCGTACTTGCTGCTGATTTAATTCGCGTATAACTATCTCCACCAAGCCCCTGGGAAACCAGGGGTTTTTTAATCTTACAATGAAGAATAAAACGATACCATGGCAGGCATAACATACTTAGGACAGGTGGGTTCTACCGGGGTGTCAACCGGCCCACATAAGCATGTTTATGTGAAAGATCTTTCGACTGGACAGTATATTGATCCTTCTACTATTCGTTCTGCTTTAGCTGGCGTTCGCGTTGGCGAGCAAAGAGTACCAGCACTGATTAAAAACAAAGAAGGCAAATATGATTTCAATCCACAAGCCGGGATCAGCCTGACTTCCAAGTATGGTCCACGCATTGCCCCAACCAAATACGCTACTTCGTTTCACCGGGGAGAAGATTGGGCTCTTCCAGAAGGAACTCCAATTTATTTTGAAGGCTCTGGTACATACAAACCCCTTGCTAATCAAGGTGGTTACGGCAACCTGGCAGCATTTACCACAGGGGATAACAAATACGAACTTGGTTTCGGACACATGAAGTCCCTTGGCAAAGCCGGGGCTACTGCATCAACTGTACCAACTGCAGCACCGACTCAACCACAAGGGGGCACAGATTCTCGCGCTGAAGACATCATTAAAGCGTTCATGTACGGCGCTCAGCTGCAGGGTAAAGAACCAGAAAAACCCAAGAAAACAATACAAGACACACTCAAGGAACAGTTGGTTGGAGGTTTAATTTCACAAGCACTCAACCCCATGGGATTCCTGGATTCCTATAGAACAAACGATCCGTTACTTATGGGTCAATCCAGTGCCACATTAGATTACCTCAATGGCCTGTTTGGTTGATTACTTGCTTTTATAATTGAAAGACAACGACACGTAGAAGTGCAGTTAAGCGACTACGACAAAAGTAGAGTTCGTTACCACCTCGGTTACTTTACTGTTTCTGTTCCGGCTGGCGATTACGCCCGCCTGGAAGAAGCAATGAATACCGTGCCGGATTCGTACTTCTACGACAAGCTCGCTATTCAGTTGGGTCGTTGTGACACAGCTGAAAAGAAAACTGAAGTTGCTACTTCTCCTTCTACGCGCCTTGAAAGCATTGCTGGTGACGTTGATCGTACCATTAGATCCAGCAATGCTAAAGAAGCCTTAAAGGTTTGGGATGAGATTTATCTCTACGAAACAAACCGTTTAGCCGGCATCCTTTACGTTCCAAACTACAAGGATCCGTTCCAGGCCAGATACCGTTACGAACGCTCTGGTGCTGAATTCATCCAGGCATTACCTGGACCTGCCGACACCGCAGTTGGTTCCCGCATCTATCTACATGAGGTTTGGAGGTAATTATGGCCTGGTTTGATTTTATGAACCAAGCTAATGCACGTGGGCGAGATGCTGGCAGTATTGCACGGCAACGCCTAAATGCACGCGCAGGAATGCCTGCTCCAGGGTTGCCAGCAATTTCCACGTCTCTTGCTCGCGTGGCAGGATTCAATACGGCCGCATTGAGCCCACTGCTTGATAGTGCACATTGGGCTAAAGAACAAATGCGAAAAGCACGTTTAATTCCTGATATTTCTTCAATACAATACCGACCAGTAAGGTATCCCGAACTTAACCGTCCGGATTACTCCGGCGCTGGCGAACGAGCGCGGCGTTTTGAAGAATACAAAACAGGACGAGATATTCCCGGCGCTAATACAAATTATTCCAGTCGATTAAATAATGGAAGTTCCACTGGTTCCCCCGCAGCAGAACGTGATTATCAACAGAAAGTTTCTCGTGTTGCCCAACTAACCGCGCAAGACCCTGAACTTCAGCGTTACGAATACGCTCGCCAGAAAGCCGTTGCTGCAGGCCCTGGTTCTGCTGCCGAACAATCTGCAGAAGATATGGGTATGCAGATGTGGGCTAAAGCTAATCCAAAACTTGCGGCAAAAGTTAAGCCGGGTCAGTCAGGCTACGACGCTATTCAGCGCATGCAAGGCGTAGGTCAGATGGGTTCACCGTTGAACTTACCGTTTGACACCAGCTCCCCCCTTGGAACTACGCCCCCTATTTCACCTGCGTCCTATGATGCTGGCAAGGTTGCCCAAGGATTAGGTCTTTCCACTGTGCCTAGGAATGCCTTTGCTGATGCCTCTGCGGCTCCTTATGCAGGCTTCAGTCAGGGCCCCACACTTCAGAGCGCCCCCCTAGGCTTCCCCTCAGAAATGCCCACTGCCTCATACGCAGGCGCAACAGGTATCCAACCAATGGGGTCCGCTGTTGATAAGTTTGACCCTAAGGGGCTAGAGGCCCAAAGGCTCCTGGAAATGTTCAAGGACTCCATTTTCACTACACAAAAGTAATACCCTGGCATTGCAAAGCATGTAAGCCCAGCCGACTGGACACGAATCTTTTGATTCACGGGGGCCAGTGTAGTTGCTTTAAACCCATGATTCTCTGCCCAAAATTTGTTAAACGAACCCTGACCTACCTGGCATCAACACTGGTTCTTCAAACAGTATTTATCCCTGGTCTCAGAGCAAGTTCAAATTGGGTAGGAGCCGAAAACTAATAGTATGTCATCAACGCGCGAACTAATTAGTCAATGGATGCGGTCTAATCCTCAGCAGTTTGCTGGCTTAAAAAATGCCGTCAAACGAGCAGAGGGTTCAGACTATAACGTCATGTTTGGCGGTGGGCGTTTTAATGACTACAGTAAACACCCGAATAAAGTCATTCGTTCAGGTGGATACTCAAGTGCGGCTGCCGGTATTGGACAATTCATGCCAGACACTTGGGCAGGCGCACAAAAAGCCTTGGGGGTGAGTAGTTTTTCTCCCCAGGACCAGGATCTTGTTCTTGCTTATTTGGCAAGAGAGCGTCTGATGCCTGTTGGCGGTTTAGCTGCCCTTTCAAAACAAGGCATGAGTCCGCAAATTCAAGCAAGATTGGCTCCAGAGTGGGCGTCTTTCCCCACGATGGGAGGAGCTAGTTACTACGGGCAGCCGGTCAAAAAACAAACAGACATTCAGAAGTTTTATGAAGAAGGAATGAAACAAGTTCCTTCTACTCCTTCGATTGCCCCGGCAACCACCGGAGCAAGTAATAAGTTGTCTGTTGAAAGCATCTTAGGGTCTGCATTTTCTGGAATGCAAAAACCAGTATTAGAACAGAGGAAAGCTACTGCCAATCAATTGGTAGCAGAAGTACTTGGTTCAATGCTTCCTAATTTGCTTAATCCTTTTGGCTTCCTTGGGTAATCACAATGTCTCGTTTTTACAAATACTCTGACTATGATTACCTTCCAAGCGAAGCCTTGAAAGTCGGGATTGGCGATAGCTTCCTCTCAGAACCACAAGCCGAAACAGATTACCTAGCCGCTCGGAAATTTAAATTTCAACCAGCGGAAGACGGTAATCTGTTCGGTCGTTTCCTTGCATTGCAAAACAATCCCAATGCCCTGGTTGAATCCAAGATGAAATTACCTGCAAATTTCCAAGCCTTTATGGCGATGTCAGGCATGGGTGGTTGACGTTATAATTAACAAAAAGCGGCACTGGAAAATTGAGCTCGACATCTACAAACAAGCAGCCACTGTTGGTTGATAGGCCCTTATTTGATTCGGTGCGTGTTACAACGCAAACCGTTGGTAGTGCAGCAAGTAATACTTTGTTTGTCCAAGGTGGCCAAGCGCCTTCCATCTTGGTAGACATGGATGCGTCACTGAGCGAAGACAATAACAGTGGCGGTGTCATTGATTCCATCACGATCACACGTAACGATTTTTATCGCGGCCCCGACTATACAGTAAATTCCACAACGTCAGGAACACCAGTCTCCCTGGTTAGCGGACAGATTGTTTTTGTATCCGCCACAGGTTCCCTCACTGGTGCTGGCGCACCATACAGTGGTTACGGCTATTACACATACACCGGTTCTGGCACGCTGACAGGCGTCAACAGCGCATTGAATTATTCGGGCGGTACTACGTCTGGTTTCTTGTACAACGGTATTGCATACGGCGATCAACCTGCTGCTACTTTTGTGTTTTACCAGACACGTGGCACAACAACACCAATCCCTGGCTCTGGTGACTACAAAGTTTTATTCGCCAAAACAATACCCGCAAACAGCGGTGTGGTTGATTGTTCGGATGTGATGCCACAACTGGCAGTTCCCAGTGTGAGCGCAGGCAATACCAACGGCCTTGGTACTACAGCTCCACTACGTAACAAAGGAATTTACCTTGAGCGTGGCGATCGTGTTTACGTTGGCGTGTTCCCGGATGGTCCCAATAGTTCTGGTTACATCCCAGGTGTGCACGTTGCTGCGCAAGGCGGCTTCTTCTAATCAATGCCAAAAAAATTTGGTGGTTCGTTTGACGGTTTCAGCAAGCAACGAGCTTTTGAACCGCCAAAAGTAAAACCAATTACAACAGAGTTTTCACAGGGCAGCGTCCCAAACTCTTTTGCGGCTCTCGATCGGGAGTCCTCTTGGGCGCGTTGGCGCCGTGGCTACGAGCTGGCCACAGCATCAGTAACGGACACGTCATACGAATATCCATTCTTATACCAAGTACCAATCCCACAAGGGGCAACATCAACACCTGGTTCTAACCCACCAGTATTACCTGGTATCTTCAAAGGTTTCCCAACAGTCAACAAAGAGTTTGGGATGCACTGGTCCGGGATCCGGGTCGCAGGAAGTCTACGGTTTGATAACATACGCAACACTCGCGTTACCAATCCGTTCTATTGGCATGCTGCGCAATTCAACAACTATG